GAAATTGGACATTTAATATTTGAAAATTCTCGTTGTAAGAAGTTAACGCTTACAGATATACAAGCGCATACAATTTTAGTGCGTGGAAATGCCAGCGATGGTCAAAGTCTGGCCCCTTCACCGGGAACTGCGAGAATGAGGGCCATAGGTGGGGGTCACCAACAGGCTGACGCAATGGTCACATCGGGAGGTACATATGACCGTATTTGGATACAGGCTCCGACGAGTGGGGTTAACGGAAAAATAGGCACTTTAAGATTATCTAACTTATATACTAAAGGTGGTGACTGTGTGCTGTCAAAAATAAATGTAGGAACTATGGAAATTCTTTTAAATGAAGTTGGAATGGGAAATGGGTTCTCCACTAAAGAATTTACAATCAGTACTACTGTTACGGGGGCTAACATAACTGTCGAAGATAACGTGGAAGTAACGATAGCAGAACCAACAACTAGTTAGTAAAGGGGAGAGTATGTTACGAGAGAAATTACCATGGTTTATTTTAGGTTTTCTTATAGCTTGTCTTATGGTTATTCCATACCATGTAAAAGTAATGGATGACTTTAATAATAAGTATAAAGAACAGTGTCTGATAGTAGATGTTGTAATATCTGATTCACGCGCAGGGTTACCCATATCTATGTCTGGTGAACAAATGATGTGTGGTTCTAATTGGACGAACTCATTCATATATTTCCCCGGTTTTGACGAGCTAGAAAACCAAGCGTTTGGTTTAATAAGGAGGAGTAGAATGACCTATATAGTTACGTCTACTTGTGTAGATGTATTAGATACAGCGTGTTTAGATGTTTGTCCAGTGGACTGCATTTACTTTGAGGAAGGTGTAGATCGAATGGTGTACATTGCTCCTGATGAATGTATCGACTGTGCGGCCTGTGAACCAGTTTGTCCAGTTAATTCAATCTTTGATGAAAGGGATGTCCCTAAAGCTGAAGAGGCATATATCCCTCTTAATTATGATTATTTTGAAAAGGATATAGATGAAGTACGAGCCAGACTAAATGAAATGGTTCCGATAGAAGAATGATACTTATAGCTATTATTGCGTTTATGATCTTATTTAGTTTATGGGTAGTTGTACCAACATATTTACGAAGGGGGGATAAATGAAAAAAATACCGACATGGATTACAGCTATAGGTCATTGGTTTTTGCTTTTTGTTCAATTAAGATTTTTCCATAATGATATTGTTGATAATACATTTATTAATGAGTCATTAGTTTTACCCAAAGGAATGAAAAGAATGACCTTAGATAATAAATATTGGGTATGTTCTAAAGAAACTTTTATGAAGTTAGTTAAATGGGTATGGGTAAGTAAAATGAAGTATGTTGGTGATCGTTATGATTGCGATAATTTTGCCTTTACGTTTAAAGCTTTGGTAGGATTAATATGGGGTTTGAATAATGTGGGGGTGGTTATTGACACTACCGGAGGTCATGCCTATAATATTATTATCTTTGATGATGGTTCATGGGAACTTTTTGAGCCACAATCAGGGCGTTTTGTTAAGCCGGGAGAACATAAAATGTATACATTTAAGAGAGGACAGGTGATTTTATAATGTATGGAAGTGATGAATGCGATTGTAGTGAACCAGCCAAGGGTTCAGAGGAAGAAGAATGTGTTTGTCTCGATTCAGGAATGTGTGAATGCACTGAGGAATTTTGTGAATGTACTTTATGCGAGGGGGTAACAGATGACTACAACTACTCATAAAATAATAGTTTATACTTCTATTGGTTGAGGCCCATGCATGGCAACCAAGTCTTGGTTGCGTAAGAGAGGTTATGAGTTTACTGAGTATAATATATCAGAGAATCAAGAATATGCAGATGAGTTACTTAAAAAGGGTTTTAGAGTAACTCCAGTAGTTATGATAGGAGATACACCGATTGTTGGATATAGTCCAACGATGTTAGAAAAAGCATTGGCATAGGAGAAGTGAATGGTTATTGGAAATATGTTGAGAGACAGGGAAGTTCAGTATACAGCGGTACGAGATGAGACAACAAATACGTGGAGAATATTAGATACGTGGCATGATGCATTACGAAAATTAGACCCAGACGATGATATACCTGATGATAATGAAGCGGTAAAAATTTTAACTGAGGGTGAATTTATTTCTTTGATGAAAGAAGCTGCACGGTTAGGAGTCTTGGCTAATGCAACATTCGGAACAGGAGAAGCGGAGCATGAAGCAACAATCTTAACTAAGGATCAAGAGATTCAACAGCTACATGAACAAATTTTAATGTTACAAGAAGAAAAATCACAAGTGATTCAAGATGTATCACATTCCGAAGAATATGAATTGAAGGAAAGAGCGATGGATTCAATTCTAAAATTAGTATCCATGCAAGACATGACTAATTTAGGTAGGGATTAATATATGAAACTATCAGAATATTTACCAGATGTGCCAGTATTAGCACAACAAATGACTAGTTTGAATAATCAGATTGATCTGATGCAGTTGATGAAAGCAAGTGGGGGGGCAGAGACAGCTTCTGCGCCTATGATTGGATTAGATCATGTAGTTAATACATGGGTTCGCCATCAAATGGCATATAGGCAACAACTAGTACAAGATTTACAAACAATCTGTATGTCAGTACAGGAAATACGTTCCCCATTAAATCACATTACGTCGGAAGTATTTCGGAGAGGCTTGGTATGGGAAGCTAAGACTGATGATCCAGATACCGAAACAAAAGAAACGTTAGAAAAGTTCATGAAAAATTGTAATTCTTTCTCCCAAAGTTTGGAAGAAGTACTAAGACAATTCCATTTTGATTTAAATTCAATTGATGATGCGTTCTTATATTTGGCTAAGGAGTATTATAGTGATGGTGAAACATTGCGCTCTAAAGTTAAAGAAATCAGACGGCTTAATCCAGCCTTGGTCGAGTTCGATCTTGATCAGGCTGGCTTACCTAAGAACTCGCATTTTATATGCCCACTCCATAGAGAAGAAGTCAATGAAGCACCGGGAGGTTGCCAAGACCCCGATTGCAAACGGGAATTGCAACCCGTTATGTACAAATACTACCATAGGAACCAGCATGTCTACTTGTTGGAACATGAAGTTATCCACGTTTCTAAGTTTTCCCCTTCGGAAACTTATGGTTGGAGTCCAATACTTACGGTTTTTGAAAAAGGATTAACGCTTATAGGAATGGATAAAAATCTTTATAGGTATTTCTTTGAACGAAAAATGCCTGCATCAATGATTATGGTCACTACAGATGATCCAGAAAGTCTTAGACGTGAACGTGAACATATTGCTGCACAGACTAAGATTGATCCCAATTTTATTCCTATGGTTGCTGTATCAGCCCGTAGTCAACGAGGTCGCGTAGACCTTGTGCGTCTTTTTCATACATTACAAGAGATGGATTATCTTCCAGTTAGGGAAGAGATACGTGAACGAATTGCAGCTATGTGGGGAGTTACTCCCGCATGGCAAGGCGCACCAGAAGCATTTGGGGGGCTTTCTACACAAACACAGCAATTAGTTGTAATGAGTCGAGTAGTCGAGTCTGATCAACGCCTTATACAACAGAAAATTATTCCTGCTATTTTAGAAGCTTTTGGTGTTGATGATTGGGACTTGAAGTTGCCAAATCCAGAGGAGAAGGCAGAGGCCACTAAGGTTAGTTTCTTACAGCAACGAGCGCAGATAATGCAAACGATGGCACAACTTGGTTTTATGTTTACATTAAAAGAAGAAGGGGTTGCTATGCAAGACGCTGAATTCGTTATTTCTGGTGAAATGGTTCCGAATGCTCAAATGCAAGCGGAACAACAAGCTATGCAATTAGCCCAACAAGAACAGCAATTCAAGATGCAAGAACAACAACAGCAGATGCAAGAACAACAAATGGGAGCCGCTACTGGTGGTGGTGAAGAACTACCCGCTGGCCCTGAAGGTGGGGCCATCCAAGCAATGCTTAAAGCTGAAGGGAAATTTAATGGGCGCACTGGTGGAAGAACTCCTGATTGGCAGGACAAAGCCCCGAACGAAGAACGGGACATTGATGAATATGCAGAAGCACGAGCGCATAAAGCAGAGAATAGAAATTGGGGTATTAAAGATATTGGAGGAGGTCATCCCATCAATAAGACATGGATGGGAGATTTAATGCAGAAAGGTTTTACGAGTCCTGTAATTAAAGAAGTAAATTCAGATGGGTCTAAACTTTGGTTTTTACAGAATGGCATAGACTTTGTTGCTGATTTAGGGCCAGCCGGTGTTTTAAGTATTGAGAAAGCAACCTTTTCAAATGCTATTCCGCAACATTCTAAGACTCCTATGGACACTACACCCTCTACAATAGATATAACTGATGAGGATGATAGTTAATGCCCATCCGTCAAGCAAAAGGTAAATGGTATTGGGGAACTCAAGGGCCATTCGATTCTAAAAAGAAGGCTCAAGAGGTGGCTAGGGCCGCGCATTCATCTGGGTATACTAAAAAATCATCGGATAAAGCAGCACCGGGAAGTAGACCCATGGAGAATCCTTCTTCCATTACAGCAGACGAATTGAATCGAAAATTGCGTAGAGCAACTAGAGGAGGTAAAGAATTAAAAGAAATACTTCTAAAATATGGGGTACAGGATTTTGGTAACTCACAAGAAGATGCATTAAAACGTGGGGCCAATCAACCTAAAGGGTGGAAACGCAACAATGCTAATGATGATGAAACTTCAATGGATAAATTTAGGACTTTCGTTAAATTTGACCAACAACGTAGTACCAATCATCCAGCTTATCCTAGTACTTTTCAAGGTAAATTAGGCGTGAAACGTATTGATTGGAGAAAAAAGAAAGACCCCAATTTTGAAAAACATACTCGTGTTGGAACACCAACGGATTCTGTCTATCAAACGTCTATGGACACAGCCATTTTTATGAAAGAGTTGTGGCTCCAAAAGTTTATGGATATATCTAGACAACGTGTTATTGCGTATATATTAAAGGAAGCTGAAGAAGAGGAACCGAAAGAAGAAAAACCTCCAAAAGGGGAAGAGCCTACAGAATTGGATGCGGATACTCCAACCGAAGAACCTACAGATAAACCTACTCCAGTCGTAGATAAACCTGTTACTGTAGCCGGGGCTTTACAGTGGGATACAGCTACGATGGGGCCAATGCCAGAGACTCGTATTGAAATCAATGATCCTGATGATGCTCCAAAAGGAACCCGTCTTATTGAAGGGCCACGGGAAGGACTCTATTATGATGGTGCTGCAAGTGATGGTGCGCAAATTGAAGACCATATTTATTCAGATGAGTTTGATCGCCTTCGCAAACAAATACGTTGGGAAGCTGAACAACAATTAGAGGAAGGTGGGGTAGGGTCTTTAAGTGATGCTCACGAAACGTACAACAATATGGAAATATCCTATTCAAAATATATCCTAGATGAAATTAGTAAAATTAATCCAAATGTTGTTGATGAACATGAAGGACATTTAGTTCCGATAGATGTAGATGCTTTTACTGAAATTAATAAAAACGATCTTCGTCAACGCCCAGAGATGCAACGTCTCGCCCTAGACTATGCTGATGCACATGATGCTTTAGTAGCTGCGAGAAAGCGTCTTGAGCCAATGCAAGCTGAAGCAATAAATGCTTTGTTAAAAGTTTTTGGTCAGTTGTCCCAACCACAAATTGGAAGTCCGGATATTGATAAAGACTCTTCTTATGAAGTAGGTATATCTCCTGATGTTACACTAATGGTAGATAATGATGGATTATATGGTCACTGGTTAGAAACTATGCACAAACGGCAAACCATACTTAAATTCTTAGATGAGGTAAATGTTAATGCCACAAATAATTTATCTCCTGAGCAACAGATCGAAATGCGGAAACGGGTTATTAATACTGAAATGATTGCTATTAGGGGCAAAAATACCGGGGCATCTTATTTAGGTAAAAAAGGGGGGGATATTCAAAACCGTCTATTTGGCGGTTCTGATTTTAGAAACAATACTGTTTT